AGCCACTTCACGACCTCGCAAGGCTACGCACCGGTTTGATTTGAAGGAATTGCCGGAAGAGTGGCGAAAGCACTGCGAGAAGATACGCCCGGACCTCGACCCTTACAAAGTTTTTGCCGAGTTTTCGTACTACTGGCAGAGCAAGAACACTGCGAAAGCTCTCCGCAGCGATGATGGGTGGAATCGTACTTGGAACCTCCACATCCAAGACCTAAGGCCAAACCGTTCGAACATCAAAAACGGGCCGATAAATGCCACTGGCGCCGGTTCACCGACACCGCCTTCGGGCTTGTCGGAGGAAGCCATGGCCGAAATGCAAAAAATGAGGTTTTGAACATGAAAGACGCAATGAGCGGAATACCGCAATCCATGCCTGATGACCTGCCCAGAGCTTGGGCGGATTACTGCAGCAGAAACCGTCCGGACCTCGATGTCGGCAAGATGTTTTACAACTTCAAGAGGAAAAATAACTTCGACATGACGATCCTGCGCACTGAGGCGGAATGGTTCAAGCACTGGAGCCGGTTTGTTGATTGGACGATGGCCACGCCGTGGAACATCCCCAGAGACCCGTTTGGCAGACCGTGCCGAAGCGATCCGTTTGCCTACAACAAGGTCATCAGAGAAAAACGAAACAACAGACGCAGCAACAGCGGGAGAAGGTCATGAAGACGAACGAATTTGAGAATTTCTTTTTCTACCTTACGGATAAGAGCCGGGCACTCAAAGGCAAAGAAATCACTCCGGAGCTGAAAAGCACTTGGGAACTTGTCTTTGCGCCTGTGGCCTTCCAGGACGCGATAGCAGCCGTGAACTACTGGATCGGGAATGAAACGTTCACTCCGACACCGGCCGAGTTGATCTCTGTCATTCGAGGAGAGTGGGAGCGCCGTAACCGGATTGTCAGCCAGCAGGCTCAGTTGGATTCCATGCCTCCTCTTTCCCGGGTGTCCATGTCTGACGAAGACAAGGAGCTTGTCAGAAAGCTCGATCACATGCGCCGCTGGAGAAAAGCGCGTCCGCAGCCGCCGACATTCTGGATCAGAAAACTGCTCGGAGAGTTTTTAACGAATCGTTCCCATGTCACAGGTCCCCAGAGACGTTCTTTAGCGGCAGCCGGAGCGATCGATTCGGAAGGACAGCCGACAGGCGCCTATGAACCTGCATACGCAGATTGGTTTGAACTACAGGGCGAAAGAGAAGAAGAGGCCCGCATTGGCCTTGCATCTTAAAAAGGAGAAAGCACGATGGATAACAAACGCAAAGAATATATTTACTGGGGCTCAATGGGGTTCACCTTGTTTGCAACGGCACTCGCCCTCAGTTCCGGAGGAATGTATTTCATTGAGAACTTGTCGATTCAATTCTTTGAGGATGAACCGTCTCCGGCAGTGAATCTTTGGGTCATAGCGTTTTCAACAATTGCCGTGGCGGCCTTCATGATTTTTTCTGTTTGGCTGAATAAGAAGCAGGAAGCGGAGGAGAAGGAGGTCAAGCCCGCAGAGGATGGAAATCAAATTGATCAACAAGCGTTTGGTCAGGTGCTTCCTCCGGCACCTTGGATTCCCAGGAAAGAGGGCAACGAAATTGTCCTGGACCACGTTGGAGAAGTCCCTTTGGATGAAATGGAGGACGGCGAGAGGATTCTTTATAAATGTTTTCGTATTACAGGAGGAGCAAAGCACGTTTTCTACCGTGTGCTGGTGAAGATTCCTAGCGAGCATGGATCGATACTCAAAGATGAAAACGACGAAATGAGTTGGACTCAGGAGGAAACTAAAAATTTTGGAGCCTGGGCTTTCATTGACGTACGAGACACAACGAATTATGACGATGGGCTTAAATACGAAGAAGTCCCGTACTAACAGAACAAGCCAAGTCAGAACGAGGCCTAAATGTCCGGGGCCTTAAATCCGAGGGAGAAGGGAAAAATCATGAAGCAGACAAACAAGGGACGAGTAATAGACATCACAATTCCAATTAAACCGGTTCCGAAGGGGCGCCCTCGGTTTGCCAGCGCAGGCCATCAAGTATTTACACCGTCAAAGACACACGCAGCTGAAAACACAATCGCAGTTCTTGTGCTGAACAAAATGAAGTTGTCCGGAATGCAGATGATCGCCACAGGCCCGGTCAAAGTGACAGCCGAGTTCTTTTTTAGGACGGCAGAAAAGCGCAAACACGAAACGGCAAAATCCTCTCGTCCGGATGTCGATAATCTTGGGAAAACCGTACTGGATGCGCTCAATGGAGTCGCATTTAAAGACGATGGGCAAGTTTCAGAGTTCAATTGCTCTAAACGTTACGCAGAACAGGATAGCATTAGGCTCGTGATCGAGGAGCTGAGTGCTGCATGATGATTCGAGAAGAGATGTTTAGACGTTTGACGAATTGGCGCCGGGTTTATGGCGACAATGCGGCGCCGGCGGTGTCGATTACAGAAATTGCCTGTCGCTACGCCAGAGCAACGATCAAGAGAAAATCAGAAACTCCGGAAGAGCAGTCAGCCAGAGAAGAGGAAGAGCTCATGTACCGAGATCCGCCTAATCCTGCTCCTAATTATCGGGATGCCAATATTCTTCAGTCGGTTTGGTCCTCGATGGCTCCGACGATCGCTGGAGTCAGTGTCAAGTCAATCATTAAGACAATAACTTTCGGGGACGGCCGAGCAGTGAAGCGCCTTCGATGTGATTACGGGAGGAAGGCTTTTTATCCGGCAGTTGAAAAGGCTATCAACATATTTTTCTTGCTGGTTGAGGACTACGAACGATCAATTTCGCGGCCTCCTGCAAATGATGAGACCTTCACTTCTCCAAAAACCTGAAAAGAATAAAAAGAATGTTTGGCGCCGGAGGATCGCTCAAAAATTTTTAGAGCTTCGATCCTTCTCTTTTAGAATATAAAAGAGGAGAGAAAACACATGGCAGACGTTATCGCAACTATTTGGGACTTTGATAAGACCCTAATTCCCGGCTATATGCAAGATCCGATTTTCGCCAAATACAACCAGAAAGGAAAAGACTTTTGGGACGAAAATAACGCCGAAATAGCGGATCTTCAGAGAAGTGGAATAGAGGTTAATGTTGATTCCTACTATCTGAATAAGTTTATTGAATACAGCCGAAAAGGAGGCAAGTTCGAAGGCCTCAAAAATTCCGACTTAGAAGAGTTGGGAAAGCAAATTGAGTTCTTCGATGGGGCTGTAGAACTCTTTATTAAAATCGCAAAACTCAATGAAAATTCGGAGTACAGAGAGTTCGGCATTACCTTTGAGAACTATATTGTTAGCACCGGGCTTAAGCGCATGATTATGGGCTCGAAAATCTATCCTCATGTAAAACATGTTTGGGGTGCGGAACTTGTTGACGTAGAAGAGGATGGGATTGTGCATTTAGGGAAAATAGCCTACAGCTTGGATAACACCACAAAGACGAGGGCTATTTTCGAAATCAACAAAGGCGTTGGAATTGTAGAAGGTGCCTCTATAGATGTGAACTCTAAAATCCCGGAGGAAGAGAGAAGAGTTCGGTTTTGCAATATGGTCTATGTAGCGGACGGCCCTAGCGATGTTCCGGCTTTTTCCGTCCTAAATCAGAAAGGCGGGGCCACGTTAGCCGTTTATCCAAAAGGTAATATGGAGGCCTTCATACAAGTAGACAAATTAAGAAAAGAGGACCGTGTTCAAATGATTGCAGAGGCGGATTACAGTCCAAACTCGACCGCTGAGATGTGGTTGATGTGCCAACTTGAAGACCAAGCAAGAGCGATTATTGACAATAAGAAGAAGGTTTATCTACGTCCGGCAGGCACGCCCAGACACCTCACCGCATGATTTAAGGCTCAAGACTTCTATAGACCGGCTCAAACAGCCGGTTTTTATGATTAATTTGGAGGAAAAATGAGCGCTGTAGAGATTGGGCTGACAACAATCGTATGCGTGCTCTTTCTTGTTGGCTATGCAGGCTATAACAGCCGGAATAAAAGAATGGCAGCCATTGAAAAGGAAGAGACGAAACAAAAGAGCCTTGAAGCAATCGTTAGGGTTGTGGAATCATTTAATAGAAAGAAACGCCCAAAGATTCAATCTTCGGGCGAATCAAAGGAGAAGCTCGAAGGCTAGTCGCCCTAAAGAGGGTGGCTGCCTAAGGTTTCTCGAAAGGGATTCTAAACTTCTTTTATTTGCATTTTTAGAAGGCCTCAAGGATTAGTTAAGCCGCTACAGAGGAGGGTGCTATATACCTCAAACATGGTATTTTAAAAACACAACGTTCCAATTTGATCTTATTGATGTATAGTCCCTTCTAACAATTTAATTTCCGGCTGAAGTTTGAAGTTCCAGCGCGTATGTTTGAGGAGCCTGTTGGCTCCTTCGGCGTGCCCGGAAGATGAGAAGAGAAGAAAAAAGTCGGTACCGTGTTTCATGATGAATCTAGCCTCTGATGTAAAAGTCAGGGGCTTTTTTCATTCTCTCTGGAGCCTCTCGGCGGGCGTTGTGCACCGAGCCAGATTTGATCCACGCATGGGGTCGAATAGAGCTTGAGCATGCTCTGTAATCACTGCTCATTCTCCTTTGGTTGTTGAGGGTTGCCGCCTGGTGGAAACGCTGGGCGGTTTTCTTTCCGGTTGAATTCTTGAAGCCTTCCCTGATGTGTTAGATTAAATCCATATTGGCAGCGGTTCGATTAAAAGAGCAAAGAGGTTAAAGATGGCAAGTTTCGTGTACAGATTCTTGTTTTTGCTTATCGGACTTAGCCCTATGGCTATCGGGATATTCTGTGTCGGCAAAACAAACCCAAAAGAAGTATTTTGGGGAATGGTTTATGGCATCTGCGTTTGCGAGGTTGCGCTACTCCTCTTTTATTTGTGGAGCGAGCGAGTTACGAGCAAATTGGAGGGTGTCCCGATCAAGCCGGTCACAATTACAAGGAAGAGAGAAGGTTTGAGCGGCTATTTTCTTGCCTACGTTCTTCCTTTGATCTTGACGGAGCCAGTTGAGAAATGGATTCTTCTCGTAGTTGTTATGATCCTTGTTTTTGCCGGCCTCAATACGAAGTCGATAGGTTACAACCCTATAGCTGAGCTAATTGGTTATAACTTTTATGACATCGATGACGGCTCCGGAATTACCGTTTTGGTCATTTCTAAAAGAACACCGCAACAGTTGTTTGAAGGATTTAAGGCTGTTACCCTTACTGAAGATTACCTCATTGATAAGGGAGAAATTAAGAAGCCATGCTCTTCGGTTTAATTGTTGAAGGCGATCAAAAGAAGATTGTCAGAATTCCCCAGTCAGAAGACGTTGATACAGAGAATCAGGAGAAGTTTGCTGAACAAGCTCTGTGGTTTTTCTACGAAGAAGGAGAAAAGCGAAAACAAATCGAATTTCAACCCGGGCAGACACAGACAGAAGAAAATGTTCTATACATCGACGAGTTTGATGATGACTTAATGGTCAAGGAAGCTGTCAAGCCCGGAGTTAGACTCGATTCAATAAATTTTAAGACGCAGCTCAGATTTCTCAAAAGCATCTTTATGGTCGACCCGGGAAATCCTAACCGGATACTTTTCCAATTGATGGAGGGCCGGCGCATTATTACTCCCGGGTGGATTGGCGTAATTCTATCCGGAATGAATGTAGGAGATTCAAACACTCTTTCTCATATGGATAGTGCCGGCATTTCCCTGGACTCAAAGCTCACAGCAGTTATGGAAGATGGGAAACTCTTTTTCAAGAGTTTTCGTAACGCCAGCAGAATCTTCAACCTTTCAGGGTATTTAGAGGATGCCTCTGCTGAGGGTACCGTAGACTTTCTCAAGTCTCCTTCTTTGTGCATGGACGGAACGCCAGAGGAGATGGTTAAGTTGTTTTCTAAATCTCAAATGAGAAAGGTCCCAAAGATTCAGGCTTATGGCTATCTGGACAAGTACGCTCCCACCGAGCTTCAGCGACGTGCTGCTCTTGTCAAACCCAAGATCACATTAGAGATCAGAGATAACAAGCTTGTGGTACCAACTGATAAAGATGCCAGAGTAGCGTTGCTAGATTTCTTGTCTAATACGATTTTGTCCTCTCATCTGGATGATGGCACCGATTACAAGTCTGAAAGTCATTATCCGATTAAGAAGGTTGTTAAGCCAAAAGAGTAAGGATGGCTGACTGGAACAATCTTCGAGGTGTTTATAAAAATTGTCGCGAACACGACAGTGGAAGTAGGCAGTCTTAAAAACTGAAAAGAACTTTTAGTACAATGCGCCCACCACGATAGGAAATAAGGAACATCAAAGTCCTCGCCCAGGCTTCGCGTCAATAAGAGAGCGGAGTACCGAATTACGGCGCGAAGCCGTAATGGGCCCCTGCAAGAGGGATCAGAAATGACAAAGCCCGTGCGGGAACACGGGCTGCGTCTGATATATGAGGAATGAGATGGTAACCACATTTCTTACCTCGTGGAAGATTATGCCACAACTCGTTGTGATATGGAATGGTGATTTAAAGATTGACACCGTTCTGGTCATAGTAGTCTTGTTGTGGATGATCCGCACACGATCGTAGCCAAAAGGCGATGGGCCGGCAGCCGCAAGGTTGTCGGCCTTGTGCGTTTATAGCCTGCGAATAGCATTTCTTGTCCTTTCTCAAAACTTCGTTAGAAACGGGGTCAATTCAATTCCGTATTCTCCTCGGGTCCTCCCGGGCAAAAATTCACCCCTGCGGGTACTGCCAGTCCCGATTTCGGTGTAGATATGAGGATTTTCACAATGCGGAACGCGTCCCGAAAATTCATAGATATAAAAATCTAAAGGGCCGTTATGAAAAAAAACGTTGAAACAGTCTCGATCCGCGAGTTTGCTAGGTTGTGCGGTAAAAACCATACTTGGGTGCGGCGCCGGATCAAGGATGGAACACTGCCTGTTGCAGACGATGGCACAGTTCCTGTTGAGGATGGCCTAGACGCCTTCAAAAAATTGGTTGGAAATTTGGCAAAAACTGCAAAAGAAGCCGAAAAAATTTCAACAGATATTGATCCGAAAGAGATCGGGCTTGAGGGCGTAAATTTAAAAAACCCCGTCGAGGTCGCTCATGCATTTTCTGTTGCACGGTTACTCGAAAAACAGGTTACTGCCAGAGTGAAAACCGCCGAAATGGAATTGAAGGCGATTGAACTAGAGGCGAAAAAAGGAAACTTCATTCCAAAAGAGGAAGTCTTGGCGGATGCGAGACGGGTTGCATCTCTTGTCCGGGAAAAATTACTCACGATCCCGATTCGTTATGCCGGGCAGCTTGAAGGAAGAACCCAGAGAGAGATTGAAGGCGTTCTGGATCATGCGATTGATGAAGTGCTCAAGTCGCTAAATGAATCTAAATTTGTCGAGCAGTAAACAAACCAAAAAAAATGAACCCCGTTCAGTTAGGCGCTGAGCGGGGTTTTTCGTATAAGAACGAGTTACGCAGAAGGATTATATCAATGAACATGGAAGAAGAAATTATGTTCTTGAAAGAAAGACAAGCATTTTGGAAGGGAGTGGTCGCGGGCATTTTAGGTTCGGCCGCGTTCTTTTCAGGGCTGGTGGCTCTGATTTATTACATGATCCAAATCGTTCAGGCGATTAAATAAGAATTTATGTTGAATTGATCATGGATTGTTTAGACAGCTATCCCAAATGGTCCCTGTTTGTGCGATGGGGATTTTCCATTCTCGTAATGCTCTGCATGACGGTGATTTCTTTCGCTTTCGCATATTTCTTAATCAAGTAATTCAGGCATGACATGCACTGGTTGAATGAATTTTTGAAATTCTGCCGTCCTGTTTCTCGATTGACCGGAAGCGAGTGGGCCGACGCAAAAAGGTTCATCTCGCTGGGTACAACCGCAGAACCGGGACCTTGGAGGACCTACAGAACCCCATATCTTCAGGAACCGATGGATGCGGCCACAGACAAGCAGACAGAAAAAATCGTTTTAATGTTTGCGTCCCAGGTGGGAAAGTCAGAGCTGCTTTTGAACGTCCTTGGGTATTACGCAGACCAAGAACCGTCTCCTCAGTTGATGCTCCAGCCCACGGTTGAAATGGCGCAGGCATTCTCAAAAGAAAGAATTGCTCCGATGTTTCGCGATTCTCCTGGATTAGCCGGGAAACTGATTGAAGGGAAAGAGGGCCGAGGAACTGAGAAAAAATCGTCCACAACGATTCTCATGAAACACTACTCAGGCGGTTTTCTCGCGTTGGTCGGTGCCAATTCTCCAGCCGGACTGGCGTCTCGTCCGATTCGCATTCTCTTAGCTGATGAGGTGGACCGCTATCCGGAAAGCGCTGGAAAAGAAGGCGATCCCTTGAAACTTGCTGTGCAGCGAACCCAAAACTTCGGAAACAGAAAACTTCTGATGGTTTCGACGCCTACCGTCGTTGGTTATTCAAAAATTCATCGCGAATTTTTAGCTGGGGACCAGCGCGAATTTGTGGTGCAGTGCCCGGAATGCAAGGCATACAACGAGCTCAAATGGGAGAACGTTCATTGGGAGTCCGATGACAAGGGAAATGTGATTGAGAGTTCCGTCGGTCTTTTCTGCCCGAACTGCGGAGCGAAAATTCGCGGCCCCCGCAAAATCAATCCGGACATTCTTCAGTCCGGACGCTGGGAGGTCAGGAATCCTCAAGGCCGGTTCCGCAGTTATCACATCAACGCATTGAATTCGCCTTGGGTCAACCTCGTCGACTTGGTTAAGGATTGGGTTGAAATCAATCACCGGAAAGACAAAGCCGGTCTGATGGAGTTCATTAACCTGAAACTTGGCGAGCCCTGGGAGCAGTTCGAGGC